GTCGTCGAGTCTGTGAAGGCGGCCGTTGAAAAGGCTGCGACGGACGATAAATTTCTGGAACAGTTAACGAAGCTTCAAAAAAAGACGCTGCGCGCCCCGCTCTTTATAGAAGCGGTCATGGTGGAAGCATTAAAACAGGAAATTCTAGTGAAATCGGCGAAACCTTCTTCTATGCCCAAATTAGTTGCTTGTTTTAGAAAGAATTCATCAGAAGAGCAATTGATGGCGCTTGCAAATGCCGTGTATGAAGCAAATTCGATGGATCACATCGGTTCTAGAAAATGATGCACTATCGAATCAATTGTGAGCTTATGGGGCTTGAGTTGCGCGTTTAGCCTCAAGCGGGCGCGCCTCAAGACCGGATCGGCGGGTGGGACTGGGCCTAATCGCGCGCCGATCCGGCGCTAACCTGAGGTTCTGATGGCATCCCCATCATCCGGGATAAGCGGCGCCGGCCCAGCTTCATGTGTCAGCGCGAGCCACACGACATAGTCCGCATCGCCGATAACGCTCACGCCATCGCGCACGGTTCGCGCGTTTACCATGCCGACCATATCGCGGAATTCGCCGCGCTCATCCTGGCCGACGAACTCGACGCCCCAGAGCGTGGCGCTGTCTCTGAGCTGGGTGATCTCGTAGCGTGGCGTTCGCATTTTTGCCTCATAGTTTAGAAGGATTTCAGCATGGCCGCCCCCAAGAGCGCCAAGCCCCGCGCCAAGGGTGAGCCAAAGCCACAGCCGGTCCCAAAGCCCCAATACGATTGGGAGAGCATCGCTGCGGAGTACCGGGCCGGGCAACTATCCGTCAATGCAATCGCCAAATGTCACGGCCTCACTGAAGCTGCCATCCGGAAGCGGGCGAAGCGTGATGGGTGGGAAAGACCCCTTGTCGATAAGGTGCGCAAGGCGGTTCGAGAGCGGTTGGTACGAGCCGACGCTGGGGATGGTTCGAACTCTGGTACGAGCGCTCAACGTGCACGAGATGAGGAACTCGTCAAGGCTGCGTCGCTTCGCGGCTTTGAAGTCGTGTCGTCGCATCGCAAGGATCTGCAACAGCTCCACGCACTGAAGCGCATCCTGGCAGAGCGGCTTTCTCAGCACCTCGACGGCGTCCCCACTGATGGGCCATGCCTTGGAGAGCGTGAATCGGCGGGAGACCTGCTTGAGAAGCTGTCACGGGTCACCACCCGGTTGGTCCCCCTGGAGCGCCAAGCGCACAACCTCGACGAAGGCGGAGATGCGGAGGGCGCATCATCAGCAAAGGAGCCCACGGTGATCGTCTTGCCGTCCAACAGTCGGGACAGCAGCGGTGAGCAGAGCGGTTGAGAAAAAAGTCCACCAAATCCGTCCGCAGCCTGGACCTCAGTTTCAGTTTTTAAGTAGTCCAGCAGATATTGCAATATATGGCGGAAGCGCTGGCGGCGGTAAAAGTTATGCTCTACTACTTGAGCCGCTTAGACATATAAATAACGGCAAGTTCTCTGCTGTAATATTCCGCAGAACTCTCACAGACGTAAAAAAGACAGGCTCTCTGTGGGATACAAGTATAGAATTATACGGAACCATTGGCGCGAAGCCCATAAGCAGCACGCTTACGTGGGAATTCAACAGTGGATCAAAAATTACATTTGGCCACCTCGAACATGAAAACACGGTGTTGAGCTGGCAAGGCTCACAAATACCGCTCCTGTGCTTCGATGAATTGACACATTTCAGTAGAGCACAATTCTTTTACATGCTGTCCCGAAACAGATCGGGAAGTGGTGTTCGTCCTTACATAAGAGCTACTACAAACCCGGATTCAGATAGCTGGGTTGCGGAGTTTATATCCTGGTGGATTGACCAGACCACGGGCCTCCCCATCCTGGAGCGGTCCGGCGCCATCCGTTGGTTTGTCCGCGTCGGCGATGTGCTCCAGTGGGCAGACACTAGGGCCGAGCTTCTGGAGCGCTTCGGGGCCGAGGTTGTCCCAAAGTCGGTGACGTTCGTCCCTGCGCGTCTGGAAGACAACACCATCCTGATGCAGATGGACCCAGGCTACCGGGCGAACCTGCTGGCGCTGCCGCGAGTGGAACGCGAGCGCCTCCTTGGCGGCAACTGGAAGGTTCGGCCGTCGTCCGGCCTCTACTTCCGCCGCGAATACGTTGAGATTGTTGACGCCATCCCAGCGGGGACGGATTTTGTCCGAGGTTGGGATTTGGGGGCGACTGAAAAGACCAGCGAGAATGATCCTGACTGGACGGCCGGCACGAAGATTGGCCGGATGCCGGATGGCCGATTCATCGTTGCGCATCATACACGCATGCAAGAGTCTCCTCTGAAGGTTGAGCGCGCTGTGCTCAACACAGCATCTGCGGACGGCCGCAGAGTACGCATCGCGCTTCCACAAGACCCAGGACAAGCCGGAAAAGATCAGGCGTTGCGGTATGTGCGGATGCTGGCCGGGTACAATGTCCATGTCGGCCCAGCAACTGGTGACAAGATCACCAGATTTTCGCCGTTTTCCGCCCAAGCTGAGTCTGGGAACGTAGTTGTTTTGCGCGGATCCTGGAATGATGATTGGTTCACGGTGTTAGAAAACTTTCCTGAAGGCGCGCACGACGATGATGTTGATTCCACAAGCGAAGCCTTTAACCGCCTTTGCGCGCGGGGAAGCATGACTATTTCTGACACTGCCGTTAGAGCATCTGGGGCGGGAGCGCGCCGCTGATGCAGGGCCAAGCAACGCCTATCCGCCGCGAGCACGGGCGCAAGCGGGCGCTTGGCGCGTGGCGTCAGAGGGATGCGCAGTTGCCCCTGCCGCTCGAAGCCAAGCCAGTGCGGGAGCCGATGAAGGTGAGCTGGGCGGCTGCTGAACAGGCGCGGCACGCCCCGGCGAAGGCCACGGCGGCAGTGAGCAACCCGTTCGAGCCGTATGCGCCAGCCAAGGGCGTTGTCCCTGCGGGCGTTAGCATAGCGATGGACGATGCGGGCTACGGCGCGAGTGGCTGGGCTCAGCCAGGATGGCTGGGCAGCGCGGCTTTTGCCGAGGGGCAGACCTTTCTCGGCTATCCAGAGCTGTCGCTTTTAGCGCAGCGCCCCGAGTACCGCATCATCATTGACAATTTGGCGACGGAAATGACTCGAAAATGGGTCAAAATCCGCGCGAAAGGTGACGGCGAAGACAAGGCCGAGCGGATCGCGAAGATCCAGGATGAGTTCGAGCGCCTCGGCGTTCGTGGCGCTTTCTGTGAGGCCGCGCGCCACGATGGGTTTTTCGGGAGGGGTCACCTCTACCTCGACACAGGCGACGGCGAGGATACGCAGGAGCTGGGCACCAACCTCGGGGACGGGCGCAACGCCACATCGCGGGCAAAAGTGTCGCGGGACCATCCCCTGCGTGGCGTCCGGGCCATCGAGCCCGTGTGGACATATCCGCAGGCGTACAACTCGACGGACCCTCTGCGCGCGGACTGGTACACGCCGAGTGTCTGGTTTGCGATGGGCAAGCAAGTCCACGTCAGCAGGCTGCTGACGATGGTTGGGCGCGAAGTCCCGGACATGCTAAAACCGGCGTATTCGTTCGGTGGCCTGAGCATGTCCCAAATGATGAAGCCTTACGTTGACAACTGGCTTGAGACACGCCAGTCTGTAAGCGACATCATCCAGTCATTTACAGTATTCTTGCTTAAGACGAACATGAGCGCTGTGCTGTCTGGCGCTGGCGGCGATGACTTTTTCAAAAGATTAGATATGTTTAACGCCACGCGCAACAATCGCGGCGTGATGGCTATTGATAAAGAATTTGAGGACTTCAGCAACGTTTCTGCTCCAATCAGTGGACTTCATGAACTTCAGGCGCAAGCGTTAGAACGTATTGCTTGCGTTGGCCGCACGCCACTGGTAAAATTCACGGGAATTTCTCCGTCTGGCCTCAACGCATCAAGTGACGGCGAGTTGCGTTGCTGGAGCGATCTTGTGCATTCCGAGCAAGAGAACTTGTTCCGTGAGCCGCTTACTACGATCCTGAACTTCATCCAGCTTTCGCTGTTCGGCGATGTAGACAGCGACATCACGTTTGAATTCCTGCCCATCTACGAACTGACCGAGGCCGAGAAAGCCCAACTCCGCGCGACCGAGGCGACTACAGGCAAAACCCTGATCGAAGTCGGCGCAGTCTCCCAGAAGGAAGAGCGCACACGCGTCGCTCACGACCCCGAGACGCCCTACGCGGGCCTCGACATCGACGATCTGCCGGACCTGAAGCAGGAAGAGGCTGGCGGCCTCATGCCTGGCGGCCAAGAGCCTCCCGCTCCGGAGGGCGCGCCAGCCCCCGATGCCAAGGACGGCGGCGACAATGAGCAGGTGGAGTTGATCCGCAAGCTCTTCGGCAATGGGCTGGACGAAACCCAGGTTGAGACCATCAGGCGGTTGTTCGGGAGCGGAGCGGCCAAGGATGACGCGCTGAGCATCATTCGTAGGCTGTTCGGCAACACAGGCATGGCGCACGACTGCGCCCTCGACCCCGGCGGTTCAGAACTCACAGCCCGCGAGAGGACCGCATTCGCCCGACTTGCGGACCTGGAAGCCAAGGCCGAGACCGAGGGCTTGTCTCGTGGCGAGAGAGGCTTGCTGACGACAGCGCTGCGCGTGAGAGGTCTTCAGAATGTCGAAACCGCTCACGGGTAAAGCCCTCCGCATCTACAGACAACGCCAGCGTGGGCTTATCCGCCGCCTCTTCGGCAACCGCCCTCAACTGGCGCAAGACCGAGACTTCCGCGCACAGCGGACAGCATGGGCACATTCTCGCCGGGCCGAGACGAGCTACGCTGGCCAGCTCCGCAAGCTGGTCCGCAACATCGAGTTCATCATCTCGGGCGGTGTCAACGAGGAAAACCCGACCGACACGAGCGCCATTGAGCAGATGCTGCTCAGCTACGCTAACCTGATCACGCCATGGGCCGAGTCCACAGCGGAACGCATGCTCGCCGATATCGATCAGCGCGGCCGGCGCGCATGGGCGCAGCACTCCCGCACAATGTCGCGGGCGATTGCTGAGGAGATCGAGACGGCCCCGACCGGCAGCATTCTGCGCCAGTTGCAGCAGGAGCAGGTCACGCTGATCAAGTCGCTGCCGTTGCAGGCCGCCGAACGCGTCCACGAGGCCGCACAGCGGGGGCTGCTGAACGCGACGCGGGGCGACGACATCGTCGCGGACATCATGCGGACGGGACATGTGACGCTGTCGAGGGCCGTTTGCATCGCCAGGACGGAAACTAGCCGTGTTGCAAGTAATCTTACCGAAGCGCGGGCGCGTTATGTCGGGTCGTCGAAATACATATGGCACACAGCAGGTGACGTTGACGTGCGCGACGATCATAAACGGCTGAACGGCAAAGTATTCGAGTGGAATAACCCGCCTATTGCGGACAGAAAAAGCGGAGCAAGGGCTCACGCTGGATGTATATACAACTGTAGATGCTTCAGTGAGCCTCTGTTAACTGACGAATTCTAAGGAAAGACTTTAGAGCAATGCCATCCGTATCTGACTGGACAGCCATGGACAGCTTTGCATTTGATCGCCAGACGGCCCGCACAGTCGATCAAGACGGCCACATGCGTATCAGAGGCTCGATTTTGACCAGAGCCGCAGTCAACGGGTACAAAGCAACTGAGATTCCTGGGTGGGAAGAGCTTAACCTTGACCGTAACCGTATCTATAAGCTCTATCGCGACCCATCCGAGCTGAAAGCAGGCGTCGATACACTTGACGGAAAGCCGTTGCTGCTGCGCCATCAGCCAATTTCAGCCGATGACCATCCGAAAGACATCGTTGTTGGCAGTGTCTCCAATCCAGAATTCAGAAATGGCGACATCGTCGGTGACCTCATCGTGTGGGACAAAGACGGAATCGAAGTAATAGACGATGGCTCCCAAAAGGACCTTAGCTGTGGATACAGGTATGTCCC